CATTTCAGCACTTGTAGATACTTCTCTCTTATTGGTACCTTGTCCTAGCGCTGCAACCATTTCTTCTGCAGTCATCTTCTTACCAGTGTCAGCACTATAACCTTCTAGTGGAGTACCGTTAGAGGAAACTTTTACGATGTGTGATTTACCATTAGCATCAGTGACGATCTTTTCAGTACCAATACCTAACTTAGCACCTTCAGCTTGTGCAAGACTCTTAGCACCGATTGATGCATAGAATATAGCCTTTAACCAACTACCACCAGTAGACTTTTCACGCATATACTTTGCTAACTCAGTAGGAGTAGCTTCAGCAAGTTTCTCTTGTGCATTCTTCATCTCGCGTTGTTGTGTAATAATATCTGCTGCGCGATTACGACTTCTTTCTTGCATCCATTCAGGAGCACTTTTATCTGCACTTAATTTCATTAGTGCTTGAGGATCGTTTTGTTGTTCTTGATAACGATCAATGAATGACTTACTGCCATCTTCACCTGGAGTAGGAGGATTTCCTTGACCTGGCATACGAATACCTTGTCCAGCATTTCCACCAGGTTGAGGTGCTTGTTCTTGTTGTTGTGCTTGCTCAGGAGAGATGGGTTGTAGTGGTGGTTTCTGAGTTGGCATTCCACCTTCTTCACCTGGTGCTAAACTCATAGTACCCTGCACACCATTACCTGTTGCAACTGCTACGCCAGGACCAGGACGCGCTTGTGGAACGTTAGGTGCTGTTGCACCACCTGATGCTGGTGCGCTTTGTCCACCTAAGCGTTGATTTACAATACGCTTTACATTCTCTATTCCGCCATTAGCTTTAGCAGCAGCTTCACTAATATAACCTGTTTTAAGATAGTCACTTAAACCTTTAGCACCTAAGAAATGAGCAGCAGCTAAATTATTTTGATTGGGTTCAAGACCATAGTTCTGTAAGTACTTCGCATTCTGTTGTGTGTATGCATTCTGCGCAGCCGTTTGTTGTTCAGGTGTTGATTGTAATCGGTCAGCAGGTAAATTAGGATCTAATTTACGAGCATCAGCATAACCAGCATCTGTCATACCATACATACCAGACGCAGTACCTTTGCTTCGGTCATGATAACCTATATTAGGATTGTTTCCACTTTCTTGTTGTGCAATAGAAGCATTGTAATCAGCAGGATTAACTGGTCCTGCAGGCATGTGTTTAGTTGTCTTCTCAACTTTACTACCATCAGCCATAGTAGTAATCTCTTGCTTATGAGATACTTGACTTGCAAGTTGTTCTTGTTTTGTTTGAGCTTCTTCTAACTGTTTGCGTAGCTCTTCCTTCTTACGCTCTTCTTCTTCATAATCGTAAGGATTAACTGGCTCACTTACGCTTTCATCGTCGTAGCCTGTGTAATTACCCATTGCATCGTATGCCATGATTTATTCCTTATAGTTTACCAATGATACCACCAATTGTACTTAGTGGACTATCGGTTTTTGTTGATTCTGTACTCTGTTGACCAGGATATTGAGGTGTATATAAACCAGCTGGTACTTGACCTAGTTGTTTACCATATGTTGATTGCCAATCCATTGGTCTTTCAGCTGCACCTAATTGAGTACCTTTAGCATTCAATCCACCTTGTAAGTAGTTCTGTCCAGCACTTGCTAAACTTTGACCAGCTTGTAGTCGTTGATTGTTTAAGTTATTCATTACACTAGCAGCGGCTTGCATTTGTTGACCTTGAGCAGCACCTGCTGTTTGTGCATTGGCTAATGCTTCTCTACTACTTCCTAGATTACCAGCACCACCAAATGTAGCAGCATTATTAGCCATATTACTCTGATACTGTCCTTGAATAGGAGCCATAGCGGCAGCAAATTGTTCTTGACCATAACCAGGGGAGAAGAAACTTTCTAATCCTTTAATACCAGTTCTTGCAGCGCTCTCACCAGTTTCACCTAGTGTTTGACCAACTTGACCAGCATATCCACCCAAGTTCTGAGCAGCTTTGTTCATGCCAGGTAAGGCTTGTTCATAACCTGCTTTACTCTGCTTCATGTAGTCTTGATAAGCTGGCATTACAGTGTCAGTCTTAAATTTGTTTGTAGCCTCAATATCTTTAATTTGTTGAGGTAAGTAGTTAACATTGTTTTCTGTTTTACTACCGAATAAGTCTCCGAATAAATCACCCATGATCGTGTTCCTTTAATATTATATTTAGCATTACGCCAATCCTTTGCTAGCCAAGAATTGTTGTGCTGCAACTGGATCTAGCATTGATAGGTACGCTTGCTCTGCAGGCGATAATGATGCTGTATTAGGAGTACCACTTAGCACAGCCATAGCTTGTTGCATTGTCATTGGCTTTCCAAATTCTTGTAATCCCCATGCGGTCTTTGGCGCATCAGGTACTTCATTCCATGCTTTAGGATCAAATTGATCTCCTGTTTGTAATGCACGATCTCCCCAATAAAACTTACTTTGAACATCGTCTGTTGTCTTGTAGAATGGTGTAGTCTCTATCATACCAGGATTTAAGTACTTACCACCACCAGTTTGAGGACCAGGTTTAACAGGCTTTACAGGTCCAGGTTTAACAGGTACTATTGGTCCAGGTATTATAGGATCGTTTGGTCCACCAGCATCTCCTCCGTCTCCACCATCTCCACTATCTCCTGAGTCGTCTCCGCTGTCATCTCCTGTATCATCTCCGGTATCATCACCTGTATCATCTCCGGTATCATCTCCTGTATCATCTCCCGTATCATCGCCTGTGTCGTCACCTGTATCATCTCCGGTATCGTCTCCTGTATCGTCTCCAGTGTCATCTCCCGTATCATCTCCAGTGTCATCTCCCGTATCATCACCTGTATCGTCTCCAGTGTCATCTCCCGTATCATCACCTGTATCGTCTCCCGTATCGTCTCCCGTATCATCACCTGTATCTCCTGTATCATCTCCACTGTCGTCACCTGTATCTCCGGTATCGCCAGTATCGCCTGTATCTCCTGTATCGCCAGTGTCTCCAGTATCTCCGCTGTCACCTGCATCTCCAGCATCTCCAGCATCTCCTCCACTATCACCACCTGCGTCTCCACCTGCGTCTCCACCTGCATCTCCGCCAGCATCACCTCCGCCGCCGTCTCCGCCACCTCCATCGCCTCCACCTCCATCTCCTCCTCCTCCATCTCCTCCACCGCCATCATCAAATTCCATGAGGCCAGTGTGAGGATTGATAGCGCCAGAACCACCATGTTCTTTAAGCAACGACGCTTCTTCATCATTAATGTGTGCTACTATTGTATCATCACCACGACCGCGTTTTCTTAGTTCAGCGGCTAGGCGTTCTAGATCTCGGTCAGTTAGTTGACTAAAGTCTATATGGTTCTGTTTCTTCATGGTGATTCCTGTTTAATGTGGTCTTTAATGGATAGGACCAAAGTCTGGTTCAGTCTTGAACTTTTTTACATACGCATTCCAACTCATTGCAAAGTCATCTAAGGTAAACAAGCTAATCAATTCTTTTTGTTGAATATAACTTTCTGGATGCGAAGCTATTGTTTTATTTATCAGGGTAGCATATTCATCTGCAATAGGTAATCCAAATGCTTCTAATACTTTAACACCTGCTTTTAGTGTACCTTGACTACCAGCAACATCATCTACTAGTAGCAGTGGTTTACCGTTAGGACGACCTTCACAGAAGTTTAATAAGCCGTATACTTTACGACTCTTCTTTATGCTCATCATAGGTGTACCTAATACGGTTGCCATTGCGAGTCCTAACACTACTCCAGCATCTTCACATGCACATATCTGTACATCTTTGTTGGGTAGTTTTTCTACTAACAATTCTGCTGCAGTGAATACAAACTGTGGATCAAACATACAACGGCGTAAGTAAACTTGCCATGTGTAGTATGCATTAGGTCTCTTACCTGGGATAGGACGAGTTCCTGGTGCTACTCTATAAACTGCATGATGTTCTATACAGTTGTGCAGATAAGCCATTTTTGCTTCTGTTGATGCATTGCTAATCGGGGTACTAATCATTTCTATTCTTTCTTTTAAGGTTTAATTACTTGTGCTGATGTACTTCTTAGTTCAACAACATCGCTAGTGACTTCTAGTGTGCCACTAATCGTTTGGAAATATACTTCTAATATATATCTATACAATCCAGGAGTAGGATTATCAATCGCATTACTGAAGACAGTCTCAATTAATGGAAGACTACCAGTTCCTGCCAAGCCTGTAAATGAATAATACTTAGTGACGATAGTAGTACGATCATCATATATAAATTCAGGATTAGTAGGATCGTTGTTTAGGAATGCTGTATAACGGTTGATCTCTACATATACATCCATTGCAGCAGGTCCGCTACTAACAGCATAATTTACACGCTGATCTAATTGTGCACTTACAAACACTCGCTCTTGTGCACCTTGAATAGTGACTGCAACATCTCCATCAGTACTCAAATAAGCATCCATACAACTGTATGATATACTACCTCCACTACTATAACTTCCTAATGGAGTCACAATAGCAGCTACAGTTCTTAGAGTGACGTATGTAGTAGTACATTCAATAACACCTATCGGATTAATACTTGTACCAGCAGCTTTTAAGTTGGCACTATTAAAGGAGGCAGGTGTAATACCTGTTATGGTTAAACCATTACCATTACTAAAAGGAGGTGATGCTTGTGCTGTAGTAAAGGTGTACTTTATAGTTCTATCATCTAACACCTGCGCATTACTTAAACTAATGGGTGCTACCGACATCTTAGCTGTAGATGTCTGTGTAAATGGAGTTCTGAAATTTCCAGTAATGTACTTGGGATCGTAGCTACTGAAGCCAGCAAAACTCTGTCCTAATCCACCTGGTCCTGATAATGCAAAGTTAACACCTTCTACAATGTCTGATATATTGCTTGTGACTGGAAAAGACATTAACGATCATCCTCTACTTCAGTAAACTGGAATGTAATAGCATTACACATCCATATTGTATTTGGTGTAGTAGTATCGTTTGTAAACTCTATACTATCTACACGATGTGCATTCTGATTTATCTGTACCCATGGATAGTCAGTATCTGTTGTTAGTGCTTGACTAACTTGGAACTGAGGTGTTTGCCCTACACTATTAGCACCTTCAATCTTAAACTTAACATTACCTATTAGTTCTGGATTTACAGTAGGATCTATCTCTACATTCTTGTCATTTAAGTTTACTATCTCTGGTAAGATACGATGTATTAGTATCTTACTACTGTAGTCTTTAACTAACTTTAAGTTATCTCGTCTAAATGTACTACTAATGGTTTGACTATCTACGAATGTATAACCTACATCCTTCTGTATAAGCTTCTCACCAAATGCACCTTTAGCGTAGACCATACCACGACTAGCTTTATTATAAACCCATTCAGCACCGTCATAAGACCATACAGGAGACTCACATGCGTATGTAGCTTTACTAACAAATCGTGGTGGGTTCCATACATCAAGGTCATAACGATAGCTGAGCATCTTGTTAGGTACTCCTCCTGCTGGCGCATTAGCATCAGGATAATAGATCTCTACTTGGTTCTTTTCTGTATTACATTCTACATACACACGATCAACATAAGCAGGATCTAACTCATTAAAGAACCAATGCTTAACACGCTGATTACCTATGCCTCTAAAACTATTGCCATCAAATACCCATATATCACGACTATCAATGCCATATACATTACTATCTGTATTAGCCCAACAGTTTGCTGTAAGCATACCTCTACCTTGATTAAACAACTTAATACCTAGAATAGGAGCATTAGTTGTAGTGTAATTTAGAGGACTGAGTACTACTGTATCCCAATAACTATTAAGGAATAGTTGTCCATTACTTGGCCATGCATCTAACACTTCTCCTCGTAGCGGTACTTCAACTTGGTTGGCTACGTTCAAGTTAGTAGGTTGCCATGTTAATGGTGCTTGATTAAGACCAAATGCTTGACTCCATGCTATAGTGACAGGATATCTTTCTACAGTTGATAGACCAAAACTTGCTGATATGCCAGCTGATGTAGCTGTAGCATTCTGATTGATGGTCACACTAGTAGATGCAATAACACTTAGCACTGTGGATCCTGCTGGAATGCCAGTTCCTATTACATTAGCACCTACTAAATCTGATGTAGCAGAAATACAAGGTAAGACTGCACTGCCTGTATTTGTTGCTACTGTTAGAGTGCGTTGAGGTACTACTGTTAGATTACCTGCTACTAAGATATTACCTACGTTAGGTGTAGAGTATAGTCTTACAAATCCTGCTGTTAAACTTTGCCAATTGGGATTGTAGTTCCATGTATACGCTGCACTTACTGTACCTACACTTCCACCTGGATATGCTCCACCAGGTACTGCTGTGTATGTTATAGTTGTTGTAGTACTACTCACTACAGTAAAGATACCGTTAAAGAAGCTATTGACATCTTTGATTAGGATCTTATCACCAGCAGCAAAAGGTGCTACTACATACGGTGTTAAAGGTGCTGTAGTATCTATCGTAATAGTACATGTTCCAGTACCTACTGTAATATTATCTATTCCTTTAGGAGGTATGTTATTCTTGTATAAGACAAGCTTAGGTGCTCCAGCTTCATCAGGCCAAAAGAAAGGTGCATTTAGAGTATCGTTAAAGATAGGGATTGTACCATTCCACGAGTCTGTAATGTTGATTGATTGAGAGTATCCTGTTTTGATAAAGCCTGTTGCTGAGACTGGAGTTATGTTTAACCAGCCTGTGACGCCGTTGTTAGCGTACCAATTACCTTCATCTGTAGCTACAATAAACCAGAATCTGTGAGCAGGATCATCTACACCAGCTACAGCATTACTATTGCGATAGCCTCCTGTCACATAGGTTGGGATGCCTGGTACTGTATCTAAGATTACTTCTTCTCCTAGAACAGAGCGTATACCTCGTACATCAGTCTCTACATTCTCTCCTACATTATATTCATTTTGACCTAACGCTCCTGACGGTACATCAGGTGTGAATGTCATCTTCTGTAGTGGTACTGTTAGTTCGCTGTAAGATTTCTTTATTGCCATATGAGTCTTCCTTAATAGTATATTTAATCGTTTGACTACGAGGCTTTATGAAATATACTGAAAGACAATCAAAGTTCCGTGCAGCTTACTCTACTCATTGGTGAGTATATTCTGTGGTGTTCAGGGTTGACGCATTGTACATTATTGCATATAGACTCTACAAACTTACCTCGTACATCTGCATTATGATATTGCATGTAAGAGAGACGACGAGCTTGAGTCATTTGTGCTTTACCATTCTTATATGCACCAAATAGAGCAGCATCTGTATGGTAAGCACCAGTCCATAACCAACAACCAGTGTTTAACTCTGGTGTATACTTAGTAGAGAAGTTAGCATGACTCCAACTCCATTCTCCTACTGTAGTATCTATAGCTCGTTGTCTTGACATGATTATTTATCCTCTTGACCTGGTATTTTCTTGTGTATGTATGCTACTGCAAAACTACTGTAGTTAATAAGATCTCTGAAGCTATCTTCTAATGCTTCGTTTTGAGGAGCAGCACCACTTTCCATTAGAGATCTGATACGCAGCATTTTAGCGTGGCAGATATCATAGATGGATTGTAAGCCATGTGGATAGTAATCTATTTGCTTTACAGAAGATGCTGCATTTTGATAGTCATGAGCTTTTCTGCGTTGTAGTTCTATACAGTCTCGTAATACTGTACAACTGAAGTTTTCATGGTGTTCTGGTTTAATTTTAGATGTCATAATTTCAGGTATTGTTTGCATTGTAGTTTTCTATTAAGTGATAATGTCTTTCATAGACATGTAGGTTCTGTACTTGCCAGTAAAGAGTTCCTGGTTCTATATCTAGTTCTGCTGCTACTAGTTCTTGTACATGTTTTTGCCATGCGTAATCATTCTTATAGCCATATACAGCATCATTGCTTCGCATTTGGACTACTGAATGTAGTTGATTATTTCTGATGTAGTATGAAACTGCATTAGTACATATAAAGTCTTGCATACCTTCTACATTATAATCACGATGCATGGTAGGTCTATTGTAGATCATGATAGCACGGCGAGATAAAGGATTAGACTTTAATTCTTGTATTACCTTGCTATATTGACTACAGTTGTTGGGAGAGTAGATACACCAACCGTAGTTGGAGTTAATCATACCATTCTTACCTGAGATTTGTTTCCATATTGTAGGTGCATCTCCAGGAAAGTCATTAACGGTACGAGATTGAGAGTTATACCAAGAGATTTCTCGTTTGATATAATCTTGATCAGGTGTACCAAAGATAGCTGGTTCATCTGCAACGAAAGAGGCACCAAGTATTTCTACTGTAGCACCACTTTTACCAGCAGAATACGCTTTCTTAAATAGGTTTCGTATATCTGCTGTATGCATTACTCAAATAACTCGCTAAATCTTGGTAAGGGTTTAGTTGTTGTAGTACCCATTTGACTGGATAGCGATACACCTGGATCTGAATCTTCTTGTAGGAAGTCAGCATCAATGCCGTATCGTGTTAGTTGCTTAGACCACCAGTTAAATTGGTTCTTAGATAGATTAACACATTCACCATTAAACTTCCACCATTTAAATGGCTTTGTTGTATTGTTAATGACGAAGTCTAAGAAACGATTATCAGCTTCTGTTGTAGCTAAATGACGGAACATAGAGTCAATCTTATTAAAGATTTCTACTGGAGCCGCTTCATAATAATCAGTATCTTTACAGGTTTCTAGGTATTGGTTATTACATTCGAAGTGTAAGTCAATCATTTTAAGTGCTGATTCTAGTAGCTGTGCAGTTTGTGTACGGTTAAGTTTATGATAATCATATTCTCGTAGTACTGAGTTATCGCTGCTATTTGTTCGTGGATTTGAGACATTCATTTTAAGTTTTCCTTTTAAGTGTTATAAATCTTAGACAACAAACCAACATTATCGTAATGATGAGGTGCTATCCATCCGTCTGGTTTTACCAAGTCAGGTAAATCACCAGCTTGAGGTCGTGTAGTCTTTACACCGACTTCTTTCTTCATGTTAGCTTCTAGTACTCGGTTCCATGCGAGAGCTGAATCAACTCCGTATAGTTGTAGAGTACCAATAGCAATAACACAAAGATCTACAAGAGCATCTACGGCATCATCAGCTGAGGTTGCATCTTGTAATTCTTGCAGTTCTTCTGCGAGAAAATCAATACGAAAGTTTAGGAATTTTCGTAGTTGTTCTGGAGTAAAATGGTCTAGTTTAATACCATAATGATTGTGCATGTTTGCCATGTCTGATTGTGATTTGTGCATTTCATTTCCTTACTTTGTTTTATTTATCTTATTATAATATAGTTTCCTATGTTTGTACATACAATTATGCAAATAATTGGGACAATATTGATTCAGGCTTTGTAGGAGAATTCAGTGTTTTATTAATGATGTCTTCATATACAACTGTAGCATCACAATGTTCACGCCAGAATTCATACATTTGTTCTCGCCATTCTTGTCTTAGAACTAAATCATTACTTAAAAGTTCCATAGTCTTCAGAGTTTCAGATGCTGTATCCATATCAATACTTAGAGTACCTGTATTTTTACATTGACTGATTGGTAGTCCTTGCTTTCTGTGTATTACATTATCACAAAAGTGTTTATGAAATAACGGTATAGCTCCACCAGCAAATGAATCTGTATGGCAATATTCAATGTTGTTGCCATAAATGTTTGTTTTGAAGTGCATAAGATCACTGCCAAATGTAGTTCTATTCATGCGTTGTAGCATTTCTGCATACTTGTAAGGTGGATAAAGATAGGCACCTTTCATTCGTTGCTCATTACCATACACTGGATTTTTTGGTTGATCTGGTGGATCTATGTCTTTTTCATAACGGAAGAAGTTAACGACATCTCGTCTTGTTGTATCATCTTCAGCAACACGATTTAGAATACTCTTATAAGAGATGCTAGCTTCAAGACCTTCAAGCATAGTAATATAACCTGCAGGTTGAAAGTAATTGTTATGAAGGTCAATCATTAATTCAGGACCTTTCCATCCAGCAGCACGACCTACCCATCGTATAGTACGAGGAATCTGTTGTTCAACTGGTAGCCAATTTTCTTTTGTAAAGTTAAAGCCTACACCCATGCTGCATATTGGAGTTGTAATATTATTATCTTTAACCCAACCAGCAAATGGATTTTCTGTGCTATGACATAACAATACATCTAGTTCTTGACAGATTTCTTTAAGAGAAGCATTGCGTCTAATAGATTGTATTAGATGATCTACTTGAATAAGAGACTTTGGAACAGTAATCTGTTTAATCAACTGCAGAAAGTTATCAATGCACGGCTGTGGATGGTTTGTACTTGGTACAGAAAAGACAAGACATAGATCACTACGATTGATGCGATCTAACACATCACTTGTGGAGATAAGGTTAGGGAACTTTCTACTTGCTTTACCTTGAGTCCAGTCGGCACCACGAAATGGTTGCCACTTAAAGTTCATACTTTCTGCACGACCCCATGTTTTGTCAATAGTAGCATATATATCTACATTATCTTCACCATATAATTTTTGTAGTTCAACTACATTTTTTGTAAGACCTACACCTTCTACACCGCGACCTAGCAATATGCTAATTTTCATGCGTCTTCTCCCATTAACCATTGAATGTGATCAGCAACTACATGCATACCCATTGGCTTAAACTTATTCTCATCATCCATTGCATCAAGTGCCCATTCGTATGTTTCAGGATCTAGAAGAGTTAGCATTGTTGCACCATTCTGCGCACACTCAATCATCCACTGCCGCGCTTCTTCTTCAGTAGCAAAGTCTCGTGATAAGTTAAGATTTACTGCACGATGTTTACGATATGCTGCTTGTCGTGCATCAGCGTAATCGCAGTATTTTAAGTATGCTTCATCAGCAAGTGGTGGATGTTCTGTTAATGGCCAATCAGTATGGTACTTGTCCATTTCTTCTGTAGTAGATTTTCGTAATCCTGATACGACCCATCCTCCTACCCATTCTTTACAATATTTTTTAGCTGCTATATTATGCATGTTATTTCCTTTAAAAAAGTGGTATACTTCCGGACATTCGGTATACCAGCGAACGAGAAAGAGGCAAAATGACCAAAAAAAGCCTCCGTCCTAAATTGTTATTCTGTGGTTTCTAAGTATTCTACTACATTAGCCATTACATCTGCACCAACTTCAGGAGTATTTACACGAGTTGCTGTGCCGTATTCAGCTAAAAGCTGTTCAAGTTTAAAAAGAAACTCAGCGCTATGTTCAGCTGAGACGAATGCTTGCAAACGGATGTTATGTTCTACATCGGTACCACGCGATCGTAATGTATGTATGATACTACGGTCAGGACGAGTGATGTTCTCAATGTCGTGTTCAGCAAAGAAACGATCTTCATCATCAACAGCTTTGATGCGTTCAACAAGTATTTGATTACGAACACGAGATTTCGTGACTGTAAACTTGGCAGATGGTAAACCATCAGAAGCTTTCATGTCCTTACCAACACTACGTAATTTAATTTTGAAATCCCAGAAAGCTTGTACTTCGGCTTCGTCTTCAATGAGTGGCCAGTACTCGTCTTGCAAGTCTAAGAAAGTTTGAGACTCAACTGCAATTGTGTGTGCAGATGGATGGTTGGATGTGCGTACATATACTAACATATTAAGAACCTCGTCTTTGAAAAGAAACTGTAAATGTATCGTTTTGAAAAGTGATACGCTTTTTGTGTTTGCTACGAACAGTAGAGATACGATTCATGAAGGGTACTAATGAGTCAAAGTAGACCTTGGGAATCGGTGGAGAGATTGCAACTTCACCAGGCTCTTGAGCTGATGCGATGCGTGTTTTGAGAATAGCTATATGAGCTTGTTCTCGTGTCA